GGGGGGGGGGGGTGCTGTCACACGGCTAGGGGCAGTGGCGACGTGCTGCCGCGTTTAGGACCGTTCTGGCGGTGATACCGGGGGGGGGTGATTTTTTAAAAAATGAGTCTGTTGTTCTACTCGGTGTTGTTGTTCGTATGTGCCGTCGACGGTACGCAGCAACTAAAAGATCGGTGAGCATGTTTACTGCCACTGGGTGTACCGTCTGCTCGGACGACGGTGAGAGCCTGCCCCTGGCCTGTTATCGTGGACACACGGGGTGCGTCCGTGCACTAGTTAGTGATGGGCCGTCGCAAAAGCAGTTGACAGCGGCTCTCTGCGTGGCATCCACAATGGGGGACAAGAAGACTATGCGCCTGTTGATACAACACGGTGCATCGCTCAACGTAGTTCACGGCGCCGAGGGGATAACGGCGCTCATGTATGCGTGTTTAAATGGGAATAGAGAGTGCGCCAGCATGTTGCTCGAAAGTGGTGCATACGTAGACATGCGCGGCTCTGAAGAGGAAACGGCGTTGGTGGTCGCATGTACGCAGGGTATCATGGTAGCGATTATGTCACGGCAAGACTACCCTCACTACGTCGAGTGCGTCGAGACGCTTGTTGCGTGGGGCGCCATGTTAGACCTGAAGAGTGTGTACGAGAGGGTAGAACTGAAACTGGGCGTGGACGCCAGCAGTGTGGACTTCAAAGTTCTGAAGCCTGTCAAGTTGGCACACGCAGCGCACGAGTTTCACGCGCTCTGTGGTGTGTTGATCCGTGGAACACGGTGCCGTGTGCCGTCGTCGTCGTCGTCGTCGTCGTCGTCGTCGTCGTCGTTGACACGTGTTTTGTCCAGTGTCATCTTTGCTATGCCCATCGTTGCAGCAGCACTTTGCGCAAAGAGTGCTTCTCTGTTGGATTCTGATACGCGGGGTCGACTCATGCTTCTAGCGGCGACCCAAGGTGTAGGGACGTGTAGCGCAGACGAGACGGTCGACGAGTGGGCACTTCGACGGAGGAGACACATTCGACAGGCGTATGCCACCACCATAGAGTCTACGTGCCAGTGACCTGTGGTACCTGGCGACCGGGCAGTGGCCGTGTGCGTGTGCGTGTGCGTGTGTGTGTGTGTGCGTGACGGGACGTCGCAGTTGAACACGCCCCCCCCCTGTCGACTCGTTTCTGTGGGGCTTAGTGGTGTTTATGTGCACGTAAACGACGAGACGGTCCCCCCTGTGTTAGCGACGGCTTGTTGCCCTTTTCGTTGCCAAAAACTTTGCCCGTTCCGAAAGTGCACGCGCACTCTTCACGACCCTGTCATACGCGACACCGTCGTTATGCACCGAGCCGGTGCCCTTGCCACGCTCGGTGCGGCGTATTTGCTGCAACACGTTCATAACCTCGGCAGGCGTCAACACGCGCTGGGGGACAGCAGCGTCGTATAGCGCTTGGTGCGCCTCGAAGCGCGAACAGTCGTGCCACGAGATTAGAATCTTCTCCATTTGCCGCTGTGAGCACTTGCCCACGTGCACGCGCACATCGATGCGACCGGGTCGGATCAGCGCCTCGAGTGTGTCGGCGCAGAGCGCCTCGTAGTCGTTTGTCGTCATAACCACCACCTGTCCATTTACCTCGAGGGCGCCGCCGAATAGTTGCAGGAACGCAGTCAACGTGACGCCGCCGCGTTTCATGTCGACAGCACCGGTCGCAACAGACGTGTCGCCGGCACCGGTCGCAACAGCCCGGCGCACCATGGACGATCGCTCCACCTCCTCAAGCAGCACCATTGCGGGCTTGTCGCAGGGTATCGAGTTGAGTAGCGCGCAGAGGTTATTGTCATTGAGCACCCTGTTAAGGTCGATCATGTACACTGGGAGTTTGCACTGCTCGGCCATCGCCAGTGCTATGCTTGTTTTGCCGGTGCCAGGTGGTCCGTGGAGAAGGTAACCGCGCTGATGTGGCAGTGCACATCGTCGATAGTGCGACCGCGTGGTGTCTAGCATAAAGTGATGGAGATCCTCGAATGTCGACGTACGTGTTTGCTTGTCGCAGTAACAGTGCTCTGCACGGCGCACGATCTTACCGTGCCGAGCAAGGCGCCATGAGCCATACGGTGCACTTTGATAGTCCAATGGTTTGAATATCATTACCACACCTGTCTCGTCAACCTTGTCGTCAAAGCGCGCGACGGTCGACGAGATAAAGTCTCGAATCTGACGGGTCGACGCCGTGGGCGACGAGAACCGAAATACCCCGTAGGTTCTATCTTCGCCCCTGGGCTGCGCCGTGTCGGTTGTGATGCGTATCGAGTGTCCCTCGTAACTCGTGTGTGCCCCCAGCGCATGAAGTTTGATATCCGCCGGCGCCGTCGTCAACTCGCCAGACCGATCACCTGCGGACACGTCGACCACACTGTCCACGTGTTCCTCGAGCAGGTATCGTACAACGCGTATCACGGCGATCGAGTGATTGCGCATAAACAAATGCACGCTTGTTGGCGACCGCCAGACCCACTGTGGCCACGCCAGTGTGTTACAACTGCGGAAAAACGTTGCCAACATCGTGCCTGACATTGTGCCGATCATCTGACGTGTCATGGGGTCAATGTCCGCGGGCAAAAAGCGAGATACTAACACGCCTATAAATGCACATAGAGCATCCATGGAGGCGTGACGTGGTTCTTTCTACGTATGGGGTTTCGCGCAGTGGCCAGGCACCGACCGGTTGTTGCGACAGCAAGCACACGCGTCTCGTGCTTGCTGTCGCGCGCCTAGCAACGAAAATATCACTGACAAAAGAAAGAAAGAACGCGACCAGCAGCGACGCCGCCGCCGCCGCCGCCGCTCCGTCTCCTCCTGGGGGAACGCGTGCGCGCGCCTGTAGTTTATGGTATGGACACGGCGGTATGGGGGCCATCGACATGGGACGTCTGTTTTGACGTTGCGCACATTTGCTCGGCGTCGTCGTCGTCGTCGTCGTCGTCGGCGACACCTACGGTGGCGTCGGCCGGCGCTAACGCCATGCTCGCGCTGCAGTCCCTGTTGCCATGTAAGTATTGCCGCCAATCGTACGGAGCGTACTTGACGAGAACACAGCACGCTGTTGCTGCGCGCGGCGGCGACAGCGCATCGGTTGTACGCACCGTGCGACGGCGATTTCACGAAGACAGTGTTCGATGGGTGTATCGCCTTCGTGAGTTTGTCAACGAGAAACTGGGCGTGCCACGCGCGCAGCGACCGTCGTTGGCCACTGCACGCGCACGCCTGCGTGCGTGGAACGGCGCTGCGTCGGCCGATTCGTACTGGAACATGCTGTTTATAATCGCTGTCAACTACTCGCCAGACATGCACCCGCCCGCTGCCGTCGTTGTGCTGGTCACGTCGCTGGCACGTGTGCTTGGCGCCTCGGTGCGTCACCGTGCGCTGTGTGCGGCGCTAAGTCGTTTCGTGACAACCGAGCGCCCACGCGACTACACACGCTCGAGCCGCATGCTGTTCAACGCATTGCATCGCCATTACGCACATTGGCTGCGTCACAGGTCGCCCGCGCGCACAGGGACACCACGCCTATCGCACGTTGCACGCGCCACTCGTCTGAACAGCACTGCATTGCGTCAGCGATACCAGCGTGCCTGTGCCGATTGGCGTCCGCCGGCACCGGCGCTGCAAACGCGTCTGATCACCGTGTCTCGGTAGCGGCAGCGATGTCGGCCGCAGTCGTAAACCACGGGTGGTGCTGCGTCGTCGACAAAGTGTTGCTCCGTAGACCACCACCACCACCACCACCACCGCCGCCACCGCCACTTCGTACCGACGACGAACGCGGGGCCGTGTCACAGGACAGGTCGTGTACGACTGTTGGCCGCGGACTTCCGGTGGCGCGGCGCCGGTCGAGCACATCGATGGCCATCTTTGGCGTGCTGTCCGTGACGAGAAGCATGCGGGCCTGCTCGAACGCGTGCATACTCGTGTCGGTACTCGTGCACACTCTGCTCATAAAGTACGTGTGAACCTCGAGAGTTGCGTCTGTGACCTGGCAGCGTTCGCTGTACCCCAGCCACGCCGCGCGGTACCTGTCACAGCCGTAGCGTATGTTGCATTGTGTGAGAATGCACGTGATAAGTGTTTGCAACTCAACGTCGTCGCGCTCGTGTTCACACAGCGAAAGGTATCCAAAGTGCGACACGCGTGTTACGCTGCAAAACAAAAAGTACGGCAAGTACACGGTGCGACTCTGTGCACACGGATCTTGCTGCGAAGTCGACCGCAACCGTTGCAAACGGTGACAGCACCCGAACGGCGACGTCTTGTCGCGCTTGGTGTTGTCATTGTCGCTGTCGCTGTCACTATCGCTACTCGCACCGCCGCCGCCGCCACCGCCGCAACAAAGAAGCGACATGGCCCTCGCTGCCTTGGAGGTGTCGAAAAAAATGGCCCGTACGTGTCCACGCGTCGCGTAGCAACACGACACTTTCACAGGCACGGGCGGACGTCGTGTAGTAATGCGCAAAGAGCGACTGCGGCAGCACCACGGCGTGCGCCTCGAGAAGCAATACCGCCGACGTGTTGATCGTCAGAGTTGGAAAGCACAATGCTCGCAGTACACGGGGCGCTGTTGCAACGACGACGACGACGACGACGACGACATTGGTGTTGTGGACATGTCGGCTCGACTTGGCAGGCGCGTGCACAAGACTGGAGTCGATCGCTGTTGCTACCGCCGCCGCAGCCGCGGCAACACGCTCGAGTGCCAGACACGTGCAGTGTCGTACGCACGTTTTGACGCGACACGCCAGCGACATGGGCTTGTCGACTCTGCAATGACACCACACGCTAGCAGCAGAGTCGCGACCAACAGCACTCGCGCCGCCGCCGCCGCCGCCGTAACACGCATACCCAGTGCGTGCGATCGCTGTCTCGAACTGCGCTGTCCGCCGAGCATGCTGAGCGCGACCGTGCTTTTTACGGCAGTGAGCAACGAGCATGTCGATTGTATCACCACGTACGTTGCCTCGGCGGGTGCCGACGTCGACGAGCGTCTGTACGACGACGAGCGTGGGCACTTTGGTGGTTTCACCGCCCTGATGTACGCTTGTTGGTTGGAAAATCGCCGCCTTGATGTGGTGGAAGCACTTCTCGACGCAGGCGCGGATCCAAACGCCAGTGACGCGCACGGCAACACCCCGCTGTTACACTGCACGAGACGGTGTTCCGCGAAACGCCACTCGCCGGTTCTTTCGCGACTCGTTGCGGCAGGAGCAAACCCACGCGAGTCTAGCAGCGCGCTCGTGGATCTCGTTTGTAAGACAGTGAATGGATGTCGTCAGTGTCTGTGCATCCTCGCTGACGCGGGTGCAGCATTAGACGTCAAGTACGAGGATGTATCACCCATCTATTCGACCTGTGCATACGATAGGTCCGACATGACCTTGGCGCTAATCGACTCTGGTGCGTCTCTTCACAACGTCTGGCGCGGTGAGTCTCTATGGGAGGTCCTGGGACTATGCCATATGCCATTGTCGTTTGCCGAACGTGCCCACCGTGCATACGCTGCGTACGCACTGGCGCGTGTACTCGTTACGGGCGGACGTCGTGCCAAGGAAAGAACGACGATAACATGTGCCCTTTCAGACTATCGCCACGTGACACGCCTCGTCGCGTTGCTTCTGTTCGATAACAGACACGACGGGCAAGAGAGGTACTTCTCGCCAACCTTGACTGCGTTTGAAATGATCGTTCGCCTAGCAATCACGGGTCCGCGCTTTCCGCGTGCATGGGAACGCGCGAGGGTGCCGCCGTTCCCCCGGACGTACACACATGTGCGCCGGGCTGTGATGACCCTGGTCAACCGTGTCGACACGATATCGCCGCCGACCCCGATCGTTTGTAATATTTTCTGATAAACTCACTGCCAAGACGACCTGATTAAAACAGGTATACGGCGTGTTCGTGACGACCGACACAGGCGCGCTCCCACCCCCCTCCCCATGGCGGCGGCGGCGGCGGCGGCGGCGTGTTTAACGTGCCCCCGGGCACCGCAGCCTCTGTGTGACCTTGTGGGCGCTGTACGCTGCGACTACGATACCGTCAGGCTGCCGTGTTGCGACGCTTTGATGTGCGCATGGTGCTGCGAGGACGCGGAACAGCGGGGCTTACAGCGCTGCCCGGCGTGTTACAACACATGGGGGCCCGGGGACGTGGGGACAGCGCTGCGCGCGTGGACGTGCGATTGGGTCGTACACAATGCGCCACGTGTTGCGGCAGACGTTGCCTCGGCCTCGGGCGGCGACACGGGTGGTACTGATGTTGGTCGTCGACTGCGCGCCGAGTTTGACGCCATACAGGCGAAATGTCAACAGCAGCGACGAAAGGAAGGTAGTTTGCGCGACGGGCAACTCGTCGCTGCGAAACACGCGGCCGAGGACGCATGGCACGAGCACCTGGCACAGCAGTACCTGGACATGTACGCAACGAGTGTGCGCAGACTGGGCCTTGAGGACGCGCTGTGCCGACGTGCGCCCTACCTTGCTGACGTTGTTGGACGCTGTGGTGTACACGGTGACGTTGCTGCGACGCTGGTGTTGGTGGCAAGTTGGATGTAAACGCGTAAACGTTGTTTATGTTTGTTGGCACCTGGTCGCGATCGACTTGGCGATAGTCTGTGTTCTAAACTCGTCGACCAGTTTGTCGACTGACGCGCGCATCGACGAGTTGATCACATCGGCAGGAATTTCGCGGGAAATCCGCGCATGTGCACTCTCTACCTCGTGCAAACGCGAAACACTGTCGTCGTCGCCGCCGCCGCCGCCGCCGCCATTACGGGTCTTGCACAACAGTTCTACGCGGCGCACCCAGCAAAGCGAGTCTGCGCGGTGACGCTGATTCCACGGCACCGGTGAGTCGCCGCCGCTGACGCGACACAGCGTTCGTACGTGGTCGAGCGCGACACGTGGCATCCCCAGTGATTCTGCAATGTACGACGCGTATAACAGTGACGCGCGCTGTGTAGTCGGACTCATCTCGTACGCACGCAGGTACAGCGTGTACACCTCACTTAGCGGCGCCATGTGTCGTGAGAGCCACACGTGCGCCGCGCGTGATCTAGAGGCAACCGTGAGTGCAAAACCAATTGCCTTGTCAATGTCGTTATTTGCGTCAAAGGCTACCACGGCCGCCAGCGCGTGTCCTTCTGCGTGAAGCGTGTGTTTCATGCGCGTGTTGAACATTGTCTCTCGGCAGTTGGCGAGTTCCGCTGCGGCAGACGCGCGCTCCGTCGTTATCAGGTACGGCAGGTTGAGCAAGCGCTCGTAGCACTCTGCTGCAGAATCCATCTGTTGCAGCCACTTGTGTGTGCGTGCTAGCATCAACAGGTTTCGCGTGTACTTTTCGGTTTTCGACGTGGGGATTGTGTCCATGGCCTTTTTGAGACCGGCGAGGTCAATGTGCCACCGCGCCTCGCTTTTGCGATGATCCTGGCACCGGTCGTGAAACACGTAGACGTCGGACGGCACGCGGCGCTTATTCAGCGCGTTCGCTTCGGGCCGGCGCGTGTTGTGCAGAAGTTCATGAACGCCGCTGCCAACACCCTCGTACACCCAGCCACGATCGAGCACGTCGCCACGAAACACCCGCGACAGGTGCATGGTGAACTGATCCGGTGACACGTCGGGCGGGTTGCGCTGCACAATCGCCAGGTGAAACACGTCGTCCATCGCGTCGGTGGGCGTCGGCGACTTTGACTCGAGCCAGCGCACGAGCGCGTCGCCGCCGTGTAGATCGTTGCCACCGTCGATCGTTAGTACCCAGCGCGCGCGTCGGTGGACACGGTGCAGCAGGTGCATACGTACCTCGACAAAATTGCCGTGCCACTCGTGCGTGTCCAGTTCACACTTGACGTTGGGGAACTCGGCAAACACGGTTCGTACCTCGTCCATCGTGTTGTCGACAGAGCCAGTGTCTGTAATGAAACACACCTGCACGTGCGGCAGCACGCGGCGCAACACGCGAGCAATGTTTTCGCCCTCGTCTCGTACCATCATCACAAAGGCCAGTAGCGGGAGGTCGACGTCGGTGTTGACGACCGTCGTCGTCGTCGTCGTCGTCGTCGTACCAACGTCAGAGCCAGTGTTGCTGGGGGGCTGCGGCGGCGACGCCATTGTAGTCATCGCGTTGCCTGCGAGAGACGCACGTCGGTTACTTGGAGCAAGACATTTTTCAGGTGCGTTATAAGACGCGGGCAATCGACGACGACGACGACGACGACGACGACGACGACGACGACGACGACGACGACGACGAGCCCTGTCCGTGCGTGTGGTTGCAGCGACGACATGTAGGCAAAATTATCAGTGGCACAGTACAGTGTGTAAGAGGCGGGCGACACAACACGCGTCGCCAGACCCACGGCAGCAGTAACGACAGGCAGACAATGGTGTTGCGTGTTATCGGCGGGTTGCTCCACGTGATACTGCTCGTATTCGCAGTCGCACTCGCGTATCGATGCAACGGGTGCAGCCTGGGCTGGAACATGCTCGTGGCGCTGCTGTTCCCCGAGGTGTACCTGATCTACTACGCAGTGACGCGCGTGGTGGGCATCGACACGTGCTCGCCGTGTGGCGGTGACAACCTCAAGGCGGCAATGTCGCAACGCGAGTGGGAGGGACGATGGCGCGCAGAGTACCGCAGGGAGCGCGGCCTCTGATTGTGCACATAAACACGCGCAACGCCGTCGCGACCAGTAGGGTTTTGTTTTTTGTCATCTCCATACTGTGACGTTGACCGCCTGCCAATGTCACGTCGCGAGTACGACAGCGACGACGGCAGGACGTCATCCCGCCAAGCGTTGCCTCCACCGGTGCCGCCGCCGCCGCCGCCGCCGCCGCCGCCGCCACTTGTCATGGCTGCTAGGTACAACCTTGTGTATACGCTCGCCACGTTACTTGCTGCAGGCGAGGCGTTTGTTGACGTGAACGCAACAGACACAGAGGGACAAACGGCCCTGCACACTGTTGCATCACTACACAACGACACGCGAGGCGCACAGAACGCGCGCGCACTGTTGCGTCACGGCGCGAAACATGCGCAACGCAACAATGCAGATCGCACACCACTAGACTGTGCATCCGTGCAGAATAACATGGCGGTTTACACGGTACTGTGCCCTCATGGTGATGTAACAGTGGGTGGGGGTGATGGTGATGACGGTGGTGGGGGCGGCACATGTGTTAGCCAGTAGTATTCACGCGAGCGTGACTTTGATTCTACACGGATCGTGATTTGCCGCGTACCCCTGTTGCGTCACGTTACGTCGGGCCGACGGACGCGAGTTACACATGCGCTGACTTGATGTAACAGTCGAGTGGTTTGTGGGATTGCCCCTTTCTTAGCATTGATTACGTCAAGCACTGTCTTGTCGTCGTGGCCACGTATGAACACGGATGCTCCGTGAGCGACTAGTTCCCTGACTGCCCTCATGGCAGTGATATCGCTGTACACGCCGCGGAGGGCCCTTTGCACAATGTGTGTCAACGCAGTGTACCCCAGACTTTCACAGCGTGCATTGGGATCTGCGTCTGCGTCCAAAAGGGCGCGCCACGTGCTGTCGAGTTTCCACCCGCACGATCGCCATACGAGTGCAGTTTCTCCGCGAAAGCGTAGGTCGACACCGTGTCGTCCAATGACACCGATGCAGCCAACGTGATTGTTGTTTGCGGCAATGAAGATCATTGGAAAGGACCCCCGCGCGCGTAGAAACGCATCTTTGCACTCTGTGCACACCATCACGCACACGGGCGCCTTGGGCAATCTCTCCTCGACAAAGGCGTCAACTACTAGGCGCCTCGCTTGTCTTACGCTCGCCTCCGAGCCCCCAGCGACGGCCAGACGAGCGAGTGTTTCTGTCCTTGTGTACGTCATCGGTACCACTGCCGTGATGACATCGGGCACTCGCGCGGCGACGAGTGCCACAAGACAGTAGTTGGCGAAAACGCGTTGCACTACAGAGCGGCGACCGCTACGGCTGCTGACAGGTCGGGCACCGTTAAGCAGGATCCTGAGACACGCGAATACAGCATGCATGCGCATGACCACCAGTACCATGGCCTCGTAGTCGCGCGCACAAAGAAAATCAAGATAGTTATCAATACTTTCCCTGCGCGTTGACAGTCGCGATGACGCATGTCGACGCATCGCGATAACTTTCTCCAACAAGGACCATCCGCTCCACGAGGGTGCATGTAGGTCCATGTTTGTACACATGAGAGCGCCCACTGCCGGAAGAAACTCATCTCGTGCGGGTCTAAGGAGATGATCTAACAGGTCGTGGGGCATCAATCCGCTGGCCCGACGTTTGACTCCTTCTTTTCCAGACTGGCCAATTGCGTCAATGCATCTTACATGAAAATGTCTCACAGCATGGGCGATTGGGGATGGGTTTGCACGACATGTGTAGCATGCATGTGATGGATTGTCGATATGGTCACGCATGACTTGCACTACGCTTTTTCGGACACGTCTCGCATCAAACACCTCCCCCGACTTAGTGACAGAGAGGCATACCAGTGCGCCGATTACATCTCGAGACGGAGCGTGCACCATTGTCCGTACGATAACGTCGTACATGCGTTGGATGTACCCGTGTGTCAGCGACACGCGGCAAGGACCCCCGCCCCCCCAGCCACACATCACGCGGGCCAGGGAGTACGCAACATGCGTACGATGGACGTGAAGCAGTATGGTCGGGGGACTGTGCGCCCACGTCTTGTTGACTATGATGTCGAAAGGGGTATGGTTTCGCGCGTCTCGAAGGTGTGGGTTGGCACCTGCTTGCACAAGAAGCGTGACAGCATCAGATAGCCATGTATGCGCCAGTTTGTTGGCGGCTACGTGCAATGCCGTGTCACCCCTGTTGTTTGTCGCGTCAACGTCGACAATGGCGGCACCGGTACCGGCGGATAAAACTCGCTTGATAAACCGCAAATTTCCACCACACACCGCGTACATCAAAACACTATCCCCGTTCACGTCACGGGCGTTCACGTCGGTCCTGTTACACGCTAGGAGCAAGTCGATGGTATTCGTCTTAGGGTGCAAACTCTTCACGCACAACATAAGTGCCGTTCTCCCTTCTGCGTCACGTTCATTTGGGTCTGCGCCGGCGTCTAGAAGTTGTCTTACGACACAGGCACACGGCTCGCGGGTTGATGTCAATTGAATCAACGATGTGGTGTAAAAGATCGCATGTCCTCGTGAAAGCGTGCGAGGACTGCAAAGACAGGGGGGCTGTGCGTGTGTATACGCGACTGTGAGAGAAGACATTGCAGCAGCAGCAGCAGTGCGCAACGAGAAAGTAACACGTGGCGGCCCACCCCCCCGGGCCGTAGTGGCGACTAGATCATTTATCACCCCTCCGTCACGACGATACGCATGATAGACTTGCGCGTTGCAGTCATCTCGCGCTCATCGACCGGCCCCCGTCCGGTTTGAAGCGCGCGGCGCGTGAGCATTTCGTAGGTCAAGAGTGACGGCCGTGACACGTCTTCAAAGGAAGCCTCGACCGCGTGTGGGAACGTATACGACACAATGTGCGCCAAGAGGTTCCAGTTGAAAAGAACACGCTCGAGCGCGCTGCCGCCGCCGCCGTCGCCCCGAGCGCCGCCTGTTTCCTCGCGACAGTGTCTCGCAATGCAAACTAGCATTCTAGCATGAAAGTACGCGGTCTGTGCACGACGGGCGCGTAACATTACGCCGTGGCGCTCGTCCTTGCGGTAGTTTACCATTGTTGCTATCCAGGACGTGTCGTCGTTGTCGTCGTCGTCGTTGTCGTCGTTGTCGTCGTTTTCGTCGTTTTCGTTGGATTCCCGGGGAGCAGTGTACTGTCCTCGGCCAGTGTACAAGCATACACCCTCGTTTACGAGGATCGACACAGCCCTGGCACAATCACCCGGTGTCACACCGGGTCTGCCGAGTCTACCTTCGACCCTCGACCTGGTGTCGTAGTGGAGTGCAATCAAAAGCGACGAGTACTCGGCACACTCGCCGCCAAGGTCTAATGGACCATTTGCCTTTACAACAGCATCGATCATCTCGGATATGTGGCCATACCCGTTATGGGCCAGGATAGTGCGCATCGTATGGATGTTATCTATGCACATGCCAGCCTGTAGCATGCGCGTAAAAAATGCATGGTTTCCATATTTGCATGCATTGAACAATGCACGTTCGTCCTGCACGTTGACGCCTGCTGCGATCAACATGTCAAGCAACTGTACTGCCAAGTCGTCGCCGTCGTCAGCAAGGAGCGGGAGCAGACGTAACTCGTTGCCGTCGCTGCCAAACGGGAGCGGAGGCTCTGTTACGTTTGGGTTTGCACCGGCATCGAGTAGCGTCTGAAACATGACGGGGTTTTTGCGCCAAAGCAAGACAAAGTGCATCAATGCGGTGGTTTCCGGCAAGGGATTTGTAGCGGTAAACCTTGTGTCTACGTCGACTACTCTCGTCAGTGCGCGCACACACGCGGGGTGATCGTTGTAAAACGCGGCCACAAACGCCGAGGGGCACCTTTTTCCAGTGTCATACTCGTATGACTCGCTTTCACACCGCGTGCATTGGTCACACGGCGGTGTCTCCACGGGGTCCATGTCAATCAATGTCCCCGCATTACACTGCTGCTGCTGCTGCTGCTGCTGCTGCTGCTGCTGCTGCTGGTGTCGTCGTTGCTGTTGCTAAAACAAAACACGGG